TATTGGAGAGTTTGTAGCCCAGCAATCCTCTAGCCAAGCACCTACAGAAATCCGAGTTACAGTAGATGCTAATAGCGATAGGTTAAGCCAAGCTATTGCCGAGAGTATTCAGATAGCAAACAGATCTGGCTATAGCACGATACCAGCTGGATTTATCGCATGACATTACCAGTCATAAATGCAATAATTAATTTTAGTACTGGCCCTAGTTTTGCTCAAACTCTTATTTTAGATGAAGGTAAATTAGATGTAAACATTTTGGGAGATGCCACAGCTGTAATTGTGGATGTATCTAATCAAATTAATCGTATTGAAACTAACAGAGGCCGTACTGCACTTAGCGATCAATTCCAAACTGGCTCAATGACCTTACGCATAGTAGATCAAAATGGCGATTTCAACCCACAAAATGTATCTGGGCCTTATTATGACTTATTAACACCTATGAAAAAAGTACAGATTACTGCTACTTATGGCTCAGTAACTTATCCAATATTTTCAGGATTTATTACAAGTTACGTTACAACTTATCCAGATGAATCAGGCGAAGATTTAGCCATGACTACTATTCAAGCTGTAGATGCTTTTAGGTTAGCTCAATTAGCACAAATATCTACAGTTACTGGCGCTACCGCAGGGCAATTATCTGGTGCTAGAGTTAATAAGATATTAGATGAAATTGATTGGCCAGCATCACAGCGAGATATTGATGCAGGTCTAACCACATTGCAAGCAGATCCAGGCACAAACCGCACAGCGTTACAAGCTTTATTTACAGTGTCAGACTCAGAATATGGCGCTATTTATGTGGATGCCGATAATAACTTTGTATTTCAAGACAGGGGTGTTACAGCTGGATCTATTGGTGGCACACCTACAGTCTTTACAGATGATGGCTCAGGCATAGATTACTTTGATGCTACCTGGGTATTAAATGACGTATTGGTGTTTAACAAAGCTACAATTACTAGAGCTGGTGGCAGTCCACAGGTAGCCCTAAATCAAGCTAGCATAGATAAATACTTTTTGCATAGTTACTTTTTAGATAACCTACTCATGGAATCAGATGCTGTAGCCCTAGATTATGCCCAGGCTTATGTGGCTTCTAGACAAGAAACCTCAATACGTGTGGATGCCATAATCTTGGATCTATATACCGATAACTACAACTCAGGTATATTGGCAGCTTTAGGCCTAGATTTTTTTGATCCCATTACAGTCAAGACTACCCAGCCTGGCGGATCGCTTTTAGAAAAGACTTTACAGATTTTTGGGGTGCGAATGATAATTACCCCGAATAGTTGGAAAACTACGTTCACGACACTAGAGCCAGTCATAGATGCATTTATCCTAAATAATAGCATTTATGGTACTTTGGGCTATAATGTCCTAAGTTACTAAGGAGTAAAGATGGCAGCTGGTTTAGGGTTTAAGGATTTCACTACAGGCGAGGTATTAACTGCCGCCGACGTAGATGGCTATTTAATGCAAGGTATCTGGGTGTTTGCTAATGCAACAGCTAGAGATGCAGCTGTAACTTCTCCACAAGAGGGTAATTCATGCTATCTAAAAGACACAGATGTTATTCAAGTTTACTCTGGCTCATCATGGGTAGTTAAATCTGGTGGATCATCTCCATTAACTACTAAAGGTGATTTATATACTTATTCAACTACCGACACCAGAATCGGCGTGGGCGCAAACGATACAGTCCTTACTGCGGATTCAAGTACAGCCACTGGATTAAAATGGGCTGCTTCAAGTGCTGGCGCAAATTGGACTTTATTAAATGCAGGTGGCACTGCTTTAAGTGGCACTGAAACGAGTATTACTGGAATATCTGGTAAAGATAAATTATTAATTACTGTCAAAAGCGCCAGTCATGGAAGTGCTTATGATTATCCTTTGCGTGTTAGATTTAATTCTGACACAACTAACAAATATGAAAATCAAGGTTCTGAAAGTTTAAGAGTTTCAACTTGGTCTGGGAGTGCTTTAACTCAAGTTGATCAATTAACTAGTGGCATTTATTTAGCCCATACAAGTGCCAGTGCTACAAGTGTTGCAAGCGGATATGTTTTAGTAACTGGTTGTAATTCATCTGGCGTTAAAGTTTTTAATGCAGCTGGTGGTGCAGATGCTGCTGGTGCTAATGAACAAGCTTTATACACAGTTGGTGGAATCTATAATAGCAGTTCTACTATTTCCAGTGTCCAGATTTCTTTTAGTGGTGGAACATTTGATGCTGGCACAGTATTTATTTACGGAAGCGCATAAGGAGTATATATGAAATTAATAGAAAAAACATTTAATATTGAAACTGGTGAAGAAACTATAATTGAACGAGATGAAACTATTGCTGAAAAAAAAGCAAGAGAATCATTTGAGAAAGAGTCATTAGCAAGAAAAGCAGAAGCAGAAGCAAAAGAAGCAGCACGTCAAGCAATAGCAGATCGTCTTGGCTTAAGCGCCGACGAATTAAAATTGTTACTTGGCTAATGAAGCCTAAATTATGTGCAGCTGGGGTGCAGTTAAGAGATCAGGTTGATACCTGGTATCCAGATCGCCGCACTACCAGTGATGGGTGGATTGGTGATGCTCGTCATTCCGCCAGCAAATCGGATCATAATCCAGACAAATCTGGAATCGTCCGAGCCATTGATATTGATAGTCGTTTGGATTCATCCAAGCAGCTCTCGATATATTTGGCTGACCAAATCAGAATCTGTGCTAAAACCGATAAGCGCATATCTTACGTAATCCATAATGGCTTTATTGCATCAAGAAGGTTTGGATTTAAGTGGCGGCGCTACAGGGGCATAAATCCTCATAAGTCACACATACACATTAGTTTTACTAAAGCAGGCGATACAGATTCTAGGCCGTTCGATATACCACTACTAGGGGGCAAAATATGAAGATAACCAAGAAGCAAAAAGCAGTACTAAAATCCTATGCACGTGGGGTGTTAGTATCTTTCTTAACATTTTTAGCAAGTAATGAATTAGGTTTAGATCCAGCACTGTCTGTAGTAGTTGCAGCATTGGCTGGCCCAGCAGCTAGGGCTTTAGACAAATCCGATACGGCTTATGGCCTCGGTGCAGATGCGAAATGACAGCGGGAGATTGGGCTGGCTTTGGCGCTGGCGTTATCGCCGTGCTATCAGGCGGTCTCATAGGGCTTCGCTTTTTAGTTAAAGGCTGGCTAAACGAACTTCGCCCGAATAGTGGTAGCTCGATAAAAGACGCCATTGACAGGATTGACCAAAGAAGTAGTCGGCTAGAACAGCGTGTCGATGAACTGTTCACTATCATAAGTAAGTCATAATTTCAATATGGCTACTAAACGCAAACCAAAGAAGATGGTGCGTAAGCGCAGGACTACTAAAGAGCCTGTCTTAACTAAGTTAGATTACTGGGCTATTGCAGCCAATGAGGTATATAAGGCTTGCCGTAAAAATGGCATGGATGAGTCTACGGCTTTGGCCTTTGCTATGGATCGTACAAGTTATCCAGATTGGATAGTCGATACTACAGATCCAATAAAAGATCCCCTAGATGATTACGAGGAAGACGATTAAGCGCATTGCGTTTGTATCAGATCTGCAAGTCCCTTTTTTTAATGAAAAATCTGTCAAGTCAGTAGGCCGCTTTTTAGCTAAGTGGAATCCACATAGAACTATCTGCATTGGTGATGAAATTGATTTACCACAGCTAGGTGGTTTTAATGCTGGCACCATTGACGAGATGGTCGGCAACATAAACGACGATAGAAAACAGACACAAGAAGTTTTAACATACTTAGGCGTAACAGATGTACTAGGAAGTAACCATGGAATCAGACTTTACCGATCAATCAAAAAACGATTACCCTCATTCCTCAATTTACCAGAAATGCAGTATGAGCGTTTTATGGGATATGACAAGCTTGGAATCAAGTTCAGTCCTTTCGGGCTTGACTGGGCGCCAGGCTGGACAGCCGTTCATGGTGACGCTTTCCCTCTTAGCCAAGTACCTGGACAAACGGCCTTAAACGGGGCTAGAAGGCTAGGTAAGAGCGTGGTCTGTGGTCACACCCATAGACTAGGGGTATCGGCCTTTACAGAGGCATCTAGAGGCCAATTAGGGCGTACTGTGTGGGGTGTTGAGGTTGGCAATTTAGTAGATTTAAGCAGTTCAGGCATGGCGTATACAAGGGGTTATGCTAACTGGCAACAGGGCTTTGCTGTGGCCTACGTGCATGAGCGTAAGGTTCAGGTAATTACTATACCTATCAATGCAGACGGCAGCTTTATATTTGAGGGCAAACTTTACAAATAACGTTATCAAATCGTTATCAAAAATAGGCCTTAAATCATCCACAAAGTCATACACAAGTGCCACACTATTGACATGCCACAAATCGTGTGCATAGAGAGTAGGGCTACAAATGAATAATATATGGCTAGAAGCTAGACAGGATGGTCTTTTATTTTTTTGGATCATGTTAGGTCTAGCAGTATTAGTACTGGCTTATTGGAAGATACAAAGTAGAGCGTTTGAACGTGGCTACTGGGTTGGCAGATCAGCTGGCTGGAAAGCATCTATTGAGCACAACCAAAAGATCGAGAAACTAAGATCTAGGGCAGTATTTGATTATGACAAACACTGAGAAACTGTTTGCAGATGCAGTCGCACTTATACACGAAAGAGGGATGCATTACGGCCACCCAGCAATCCAGATGGATCGAATTGCCAAGTTATGGTCTGCGTATCTCAATTTCCCGATCACATCAAATCAAGTGGCAGGCTGTATGGCACTGCTCAAAATTAGTCGAAGCGTGGAAAGTCCAGAGCTTGACGATCATTACAAAGACGCACTTGCGTATATTGCCATATCAAAAACCTGCCATGAATACATGCAGGATAAAGACTTTGAATGGGAGCACTAATAATGGCGTTTGACCTAAGCAATTACGAAACTGTTGATAGCAGATTACATGCATTTTGGGAAAGGTATGAAGATGGAAGAATCGAAACAGAGTTACTTGAAGCTGGTGCAAACCGATTTATCGTTATTGCCAGAATCTACAAAACAGAAGCAGATCTCAAAGCGTGTGCTACGGGGCTTGCGTTGGAGAATATTAGTGATCGGGGTGTTAACGCAAACTTCGCTTTACCTAATGCGGAAACAAGTGCGATTGGTAGGGCGCTTGCAAACGCAGGTTTCTCAGCTAAAGGTAAACGACCAAGCCGAGAAGAAATGGCCTCAGTAAACGCTAAATCAGAATCATTTAGTGTCAAAAACAAATTAGAAGATCCAGTGCAGTGGGGCGAAACCGATTGGACCACAGCTGTGCCAGAAGCGCCTAACCCACCACCTGAGTGTGGTTGCGCTAAGGGTATGGCATTGAAGAAGGGTCTGAGCAAGACAACCAAGAAGCCGTATTATGGTTATACATGTTTAGATAACATCAAAGAGCATAATATTTGGGCTAAACAAACTAGTACAGGCGCTTGGTACTTTCCACAGGATAGGGAGTGACTATGGGCTACATAGCGTTTATTAATGGTCGTGGTGTCCACGTTGTCATGGATGATAATGGGGTGCATTTAGAGCAATCTGTTATTAAATGTGAAGTGTGTGATGATGATCGAGTGTTTAAGGATGGCACATGTTTTAGATGCCATGAGTTGATCAATCGTGACTAAGTTTAATTGTAATGGGTGCAAGCGTGACACTGAGTTTTTATGGCTTGATCAAACAGACATGCCAGATGGGTTCAAATTATACCAATGCATGGACTGTGGCGCAGTGGGATGCAAGAACATTGCCGAGCAGAAAGATGCACCTAAAGACAGCAAGGTTAGTAGATGTAATAGCTGTGGGGCTTGGCAGTTTGAATCACTGCCTTGCCACACTTGTTTATTGATTGGAGCTCATGATGCCTAACTATGAATACAGCTGTAGAGAATGTGGCACGTATGGATCTGTTTATCGCACATATAAAGAAGATGATCCTGGCATGGACTGTCCTAAATGCAAGATTGCTATGAATAGGTTGTACTCAGCACCAGGTATTGTGTTAAAGGGCAGGGGCTGGGGTAGCAAGCCATGATTAAACCTTTTAGCTTAGAGTTATACGCTGACAACGATAATGCTAAAGAATTGGTAATTAAATGGCTAGAAAGTAAGGGCTGCACTGCCTGGG